GTATCAAGGAAGACATGGAGTACAACACCCTGTTCCGATTTATGTTTGGTGACCTGACAGAATCAATCCTTATGCTTATAATGAAAGAGGCTGGGGTAGATATTGTTGACTACCAACGAGCCGTTCAATTGCAGGTGGGGGACACACTGGTCAACGGTACTCTTGACGTTATCATCCGTGATGAGTTGGGGGTAGAGAAAGTGTGGGATGTTAAGTCAGCAAGTGACTGGGCATTCAACTACAAGTTCACTGGTATGAACGGTGGCTACGACAAACTAAAAGAGGATGACCCCTTTGGCTATGTCATGCAGGGGTTTCTTTATGCGGAAGCTACGGGCTTACCGTTTGGGGGATGGATCGTTGTTAACAAGTCTAGTGGTATGGTGGCTATTGTTGAAGTGCCGGATTGGGCGCAGGATGATAAAGAAGCCTATTTAAAAGATGCAGAAGAACGAGTCAAGTTTCTTACTAACCCTGATGTAGAACCGTTTGTTCCGTTCAAGTCAGAGTTTGAATCTTACAAGCGCAACGGTGAAGTCATACGAACAGGTAACAAGGTTCTGCCCCGACAGTGTAACTTGTGCGGGTACAGATCACATTGTTGGCCTGACGCTATTCTGCATGGTAAGGTTACTTCCAAAGCAAAGTTTCCACCGATGGTGTGGTACGACAAACTTAAAAAGAAAGAAATGTAAAGATGCCGTACCTATTTGTGAAAGATTATGAGGTAGAGCTTATGGAACTAAACAGTGACCTTAGTCACGTGTATATAGAGTCCAGCAATGCCACTGGGGGAGAACGCAGGGTAACTCGTTTGCGGTTGCACAATAAGGGATTGCCTCTAACTCTGGTTAATCATTACGGTACGGATGGTCACCTAGTCTCTGACACAGAAGCACGAGACATAAAGAAGGTAGAGACTGATCTACAGCTTATCAGTAGAACGTCATTTTCAGGAGCGTATGTATGTGTGCCGATGCACCCTTTGACAAAAGAACTTACCAACATAGAAAAGTATTCACCCAAACTGGCAGGGTACCTAGAAAAAAGATTAATATCGATAGGGGTAACCTTTTGAATAACAAGGTAAAATACAGGTCTAAGTTTGAACTCAACTTGGCACGGACTTTAGTATCCAAGAACGTGACATTCTTTTACGAACAGGATAAGTTTGAATACATACCTGCCCCTCGACACTACACTCCAGACTTTTACTTCCCAGAAACAAACATTTACGTAGAAGCTAAAGGTCACCTAGATAAGGGTGACAGGGTGAAGATGGTACTGATGAAGAAACAACATCCTGACTTAGATATTCGGTTTGTCTTTATGAATGCCAAGAATAAGATTTACAAGGGTAGCAAGACGACGTATGCTGCTTGGTGTGCAAGATACAACTTTGAATGGGCCGAAGGGTCTATCCCTATGGAGTGGGTAAAAAAATGACCGACGATATTGAGATACAAAAACAGGTGGAGATGATGTCCCTTTTACCAGACAGATACTACATCATACTTAAGCCTCTTGATGAAGAGAACTTTACCCTGACTGCCTACGATACAACAGATAAAACCTACGAGGATGACTCCGACTACAACCCCGCTATGATTATACAAGAGGGTATAATGGAGACGGTAAGGGAAGACCTTGAGGATGTGTATGATAAGGGTGCGGCCTCAATAAAGTTTAACCTTGTTGCAGAATCTATGATTGAAGAGGTAGAAGAAGAGTTGAAGAATCAACATGGTAACAATGTAATTAAAGTTAATTTTGGAAAGAAACAATGAGACATGAAGAATTTATGAAGAAGCAAATGGACAGCCCTCAAATGAACTCGTGGAAGAACTGGGCAAATTCTGTGCCTAGTCAAGAAAGTAAAGTAGATAATGTTAACAAGCCGCCACACTACAATCAAGCAGGTGTCGAGTGCATTGAGGCAATCCAAGCGGCGACAGACAATGGGTTTGAGTACTACCTACAAGGAAACATCATCAAGTACCTCTGGAGATACCGTTACAAAAACGGAGTTGAAGACCTCAAAAAAGCACAGTGGTACCTAACCAAACTAATCGAAACAAAGGGAGAATAAGAACATGAACAACATGTTACCTACACCATACCAGCAGTTTATTCACAAGTCACGCTATGCTCGTTGGATTGATGGAGAAGAGCGTCGTGAGAATTGGGATGAAACTGTGGATCGTTACATGGACTTTATGCAGAGTCAGGTAGAGGACAAGTGTAACGTTAAAGTAGATTTAGGTGAGGTTCGTGAGGCTGTTCTTAGTCTTCAGGTTATGCCGTCCATGAGGGCAATGATGACTTCAGGGCCAGCGTTGGCTCGTGACAATATCTGCGGGTACAACTGTAGTTACATCCCAGTTGATAGCCCCCGTTCATTTGATGAGTGCATGTACATATTGATGTGTGGCACTGGTGTTGGCTTTAGTGTGGAGAGAGAAAATGTTGACAAACTTCCTATCGTATCTGATAATTTTAGCAATTCTAGCACTGTAATTAATGTAGCGGATAGCAAGCCGGGATGGGCTAAAGCTTACCGTGAACTGGTTGCACTGCTTTACGCGGGGCAGGTTCCTTCTTGGGATACCTCTGCTATTCGCCCTGCAGGTGCGCGGCTAAAGGTTATGGGTGGTAGAGCTAGTGGCCCCCAGCCTTTGATTGATCTGTTTAATTTTACTATTAAGATATTTAAGAAAGCAGCAGGACGCAGACTGTTTCCTATTGAGTGCCACGACCTCATGTGTAAAGTGGGCGAGGTCGTAGTTGTGGGGGGCGTTCGTAGGTCAGCCTTGATTAGCTTATCTAATTTAAATGATGATCAGATGCGACACGCTAAATCCGGTGAGTGGTGGGATGAACCCGACAAACAAATATATCGTAATGGTCAACGAGCATTAGCAAACAACTCCGTAGCCTACAAGAGTAAGCCTGAGATGGGTACCTTTATGCGTGAGTGGCTTGCTTTGTACGACAGCAAGTCAGGTGAGCGTGGTATGTTTAACCGTGAGGCTGCTGAGAAACAGGTTGCTCGTAACGGCAGAAGAGAGACAGGACACATGTGGGGTACGAACCCTTGCAGTGAGATCGTGTTACGCCCATACCAGTTTTGTAATTTGTCAGAAATAGTTGTCCGTGAAAATGATACACTAGAGTCCCTTAAAGATAAGGTTAGACTAGCTACCATTCTTGGAACTATGCAGTCTACCCTGACTGACTTCAAATATCTCAGGAAAGTGTGGAAGGATAACACAGAAGAAGAAAGGCTACTTGGGGTTTCTTTAACAGGTATCATGGATCACCATGTCTTGTCCAAGAATGTTGACAGTAAGATATGGTTGCAGGAGATGCGTGACGTAGCGATAGAAACAAACCGTGAGTATGCGAAGTTACTGGGTATACCTGTCAGTGCAGCGATTACCTGCGTTAAGCCTAGCGGAACTGTCTCTCAGCTTACAGACTCTGCTAGTGGTATTCACGCACGACACAACGATTACTTTATTCGTACTGTTCGTGGTGACAACAAAGACCCCCTGACACAGTTTCTTGTAGATAGCGGGGTACCTGCTGAACGAGATGTGATGAAGCCGGACAACGTAACAGTCTTCAGCTTTCCAATGCAGTCTCCCAAAGGAGCGGTTACCCGCACACAAACTACAGCCATAGAGCAACTAGAGTTGTGGAAAACCTACGCTATACACTGGTGTGAGCATAAGCCGTCCATTACTGTGTCTGTAAAAGAAGAGGAGTGGATGGACGTAGGAGCGTGGGTGTATGAGAACTTTGATGTAGCGTCAGGGGTTTCTTTCCTTCCTCACAGTGATCACACGTATAAACAGGCACCCTATCAAGACATAGAGCCTGACGAGTATCTTGAGTGGAAGCAACGCATGGAAGTGGTACACATTGACTGGAACAAACTGACAGAGTTTGAAAAGGAAGATAATACTACTGGCTCTCGTGAACTTGCTTGTACTGCAGGGGTTTGTGAAGTTGTGGACTTGACAGCGGCATGAATTGCTGGCACTGTACATATGCCCTAACTTGGGGTGGTGACCATGATACAGAGGATGATCCAGATCATTCTATGGTCACCAACCTTAGTTGCTCAAACTGTGGAGCGTTTGTTTTAGTATACTTACCTAGAGACGAGGAAGAAGACGATGACGGATAAAGAGAATGTGGTTATTATAGACGAAGTAGAATACAAGGTAGATGACATGGGTCATGTGGATCAGTATACTGTCATGCAGATACGTGATGTACGTGATCAAATACAGAAGTTAAATTTTAGAATGGCCCAGCTACAGGCATCCCAGTCTACTTTTATGACTACATTAGCCCAGAGTCTTAAGGAAACAAACAGTGATACAGATCAAGATAACGCCTGATATAATAGCCCGTGCCAAAAAGAAAGCCGCCTCTGTAGGCATCCTACAGGGCAGCATAACTGGTAGTCTTAGTAATGTGGTCGGGGCTATAGGCGAGGTGATTGTAAAGGATTACGTTGGCGGTACTGATGCCAACAACAAGGACTTTGATTTGCTGGTTGGAAAGAAACGGGTGGATGTAAAGACCAAGCGTTGTAACACAACCCCATCACCTAACTACGACTGCTCTGTGTCAGCGCACGGAACCAAGCAGGACTGTGATAGCTACGTCTTTGTCCGTATTCTCACGGATCACAGCAAGGCGTGGATTCTTGGTGAGATACCAAAACAAACCTTCTACACAAAAGCAACCCGTTACAAAGTGGGTGACGTAGACCCAAGCAACGGCTTTGTATTCAAGGCTGATTGTTACAATCTAGCAATACAGGAATTAGAACAAGTAGATGGCTAACAAAAGCAAAGAGGCTACCCTGTTTACATTTCAGGCTAATCTAAAACAAAACGGCACCATAGAGTTAACTTGGGAAGGAGTGAAGCCAGAGCAGTTTGAATCTGCAATGGTAGAGGGATTACCCCAGTGGGATGGCTCACACTCGACAGCATCCCTTTTACGTTACCTTCGGTCTATGGCAGATGAGATGATGGAGAAGTCCAGAAACTACATCTAGGCTTTCTTGCTTTTCTTCATGTTCTTTTGTATTGCTGCTTGACGTTTCTTTTCGTAGCCAGACATCTTGCCGTCTTCATCAAGGTCACCCAGCATAGCTTTACCACCTATTGCCATCCGCAACTTCGGAGTCTGCATCATGGCAGTTTGCATCTGATTCATGTCACCTGATGTCATGGTGTTGTTCTGCATCATGTTCTGTTGTGGCTGACTTGCCGACATTGTACCGCCCCCGTAAGCTTTCTTGCGGGGTTTTTTCATGGCTGTACCACCATACATCATGGGTTTGCGACGGGACATACCGCCATACATCATTCCCTTGCGGGGGCCATTATTGTACTGTTTCATTTTGTGTCCTCTGTTGTTCTTGCTGTGCAGCAATGATTGCCTGTTGTGGTACAAAGTATTCAGCTTTGACTCCCTTTTTTGCCATCTCCCTAGCTAAAAATGATTTTAGTATTGTACCTAGTGTTTTAATCTCATCTTTTTCTACTTGTCCGGGAGTCTCAAGTATCTTCTGCATTATCTTTGCTGCTTCTTTATCTGATGCCGCAAGACTCAAAGCGTTTATATCATTCTGTCCCATGAGACGAACCGCAAACTCAGCAGCGACGTAAGTAGGACTAACCATACCTCGTGCAATATTAAAGGCACGACTTATAAGCTCGTTCGGAGATATACCCCGCATTTGTCCCTTTGGTTTGAAAGCACTGGCAGCAGTTCCTGATGCGTACATCATGTACTCACCAATGTCCTGCAGGAAAGCAATGTGATCTTCATCCATAAACTCTTCAAGGATTTGTGTGACATTAGGGTTGTCTAAGTCAGAAACAATAGTGGCGGCTTCCGTTAGAGTATTGACAGTTCTTTTTGTACCATCCAAAGCTTTAAAAGTTATCTGTTCGTTTGGTGCTACTCCTGCTCGTTTTAACAAGCCATTGGTCAGCATGTATATCATGCCCTGCTTAAACTCTTCTTGAGCAGCTTCGACAGTCATGTCACCATTCTTGGTTACAGCTTCAATAAAGTTTGCTTTCAATCCCCGCACGAGTTCAACGTCATTATTCAAAATGTAATTCTCGTAAAACTCTAGGGGGTTTTTAGTGCCGGACAATTGTTCAAACTCTTTTACTACTCGTGAGTCTAAGTCTATTGCTGTCTGGCCCATAGTTGCTGAGTTATCTATTTGGTTGTTTAAATCGTCAACAAATCGTCGGTGATCTGCTCTCGTGCTTGCACTTACAGCGAGGATGTCAACAATATCATTTTCAGTTGAAACCATATCACTTATATCAAATAACGGACGGGACACTACATCGTCAACAAGCTCCCCGCCTTGATCTACAGGTTGTTTTACATTCACTTGTATTGCAGGAAGAACATTGTCTAGCAAGTTTACTCTTGCGCTAAAATCGTAGTCACCTGACTGTATGTCACCACCAATAAGGTTCTGTCGTGTAGCCGCAGAAAGTCCTCTCTCTTTTGCTGCACCCCAATACTCGTACAAATTAACTCTGACTAAGTTAGCTACGTTTTCAAACTTAGCACGGCCCCGTTCAGTTGTTAAATCAAACACAATATTTCCTGCATCATCCCTGTCTCCCCAGAAACGAGCTAGGTCTTCTATCATAATCTTTACTCTATCTGCGGCAAACTCTTTACCCTCTACGGCATCATTTATAGCTTTTCCTAAATCCCTGTGCCAAGTTTCGGGTTCCATACCTAGCTTGTATGGTCGCTTATAGCCGCCGGGGATTTTAGTAACAAACTCTGGTCCCGTGCTTGATTTCAGTATTTTCTCACCCCCACTAGAAGGTCGCGTCGGATCAAAGATTAAATCACGGTAAGTATCTCGTGCAGCCTGAACTTCTTTAAATACTCTGGGGTTAGCTCGTAGGGAACTTTCTATAGAGTCAGCAAAGTCACTGAACGGCTTGGCTTCCTTCTTGTCTGTCTTTGACGATGCTACTTTGTCAAGGTGGCGACGAACTTCATCTAGCTCAAACGGCTTTGCAGAGAAGGGAGCAAACTGACTTCCCTCTTTCTTACCGAAGTGTAGGGCTAAGTCTATGTAGGATACATCTCCTACTTCACCCAAGAAGTCATCCCCTGATGCTGGGTTTGTTACCCACTGCATTAACTCACTCAAGTCTTCATCGTCTAGTTGCATGTTATTTCTGAGGGAACGTTCTGCCATGTCGTTAAAGGCATTGTACGCCATTCTGCCAGACCTGCTATTTAAAAAGTCTGCATTTGGATCAAACAAACCACGCAAGTCTTTAGCTTCTATAACGCCCTGAGTATCAGTAAATGCAGTTACTGCACCCGATATGTCTATGCTCTCATTCCCTATTGCTTCATCAGCTTTAGTGTATGCGTTTCGAGCAGTGGCGTATATAGAAGACATGTGAACGTCGTATATGTCTTCCTGTAGTAAGCCTATTTGCCTACGAAAATCAGGTGATCCCTTCATGTCAAACACAATTTTGGAACGTTCGTTTATTCTGTTACGAACATCTGTTGTTGTCTGAAGAATAATCTCACGCTGCTGTTCAATACTATCCCTAGCACCGGGAACTAGTGCAATCTCCAGTTCTGCCAGCCTGTTAACAATGTCCTTGTCTATGTCAACATCAGGATCAGAAATCATGTTTGTTTTGTACTCACGAAGAAGATTAAGGTACTCTATCTTTCGTTCTTGTATCTGCAAACGCTGTTTGTCTGCAGCCCCTTGAAAGTTCTTTACCCAACCAGCAAGAAACTTACTGTCTTCAGTGTCAACTCCTGATGTTTCTTTTATCATTTTCTGGAGTTGTTCTATGGCTGTTGATGCTATGTCCAAAGAGTTCTCACTCTGTAGTTGAAATTCAACAGCCTCTTGGATACCCTGTGGGCTTAACTTTTTAAGAGAAGAGACTTCTAAAGCCTGTAGCGGAGCAAGACCTGATATGTGAGCAAAAGAAAGTTTGAATACCTCTGCGGCCTTCTCTCTTTGTTCTCCCTCTGGAAACCTGTTAACAATACGATCCCTTAGTTCGTTGTAGTTTTCAATGGATTTATACACGTTCTCCCGCTGTTCAATGGTCATGCCTTTCATCAGTTTATCAAGAAGATCAAAGGAAGCAACCTCTCCCTTTTCTAATGGCCTACCGATTGCCTGTTCTAGTTCAGCAATGCTTCTGTTTGTAAACAACCCCTTTGGAGCAAGGCTCACATCCTCAATCATTTGAACCATGTTCATGCCGATTACACCTGCGTTACCCCCACTAATAAAGTTCACCACTTTAAAGGGAGCAGCCACTGTCATCTTAATGGCGGGTTTGCCTGCAAATGCAAATCCTAATGCCCCAAATATCTCTCCTGATCCCTCACTTAAACCAACCATAGGAAACAAATTGGCTCCGGCTGTCTGCCCTATGGCGACAACTGCCTCATCAACCATCAGGCTAAACATGTAGGGATTACTTGCGCCACCAAAATTGATGCGATTCCTACGACTGTTAAGAGCTTCTATCTCTCCGTCAATAACTTTTGCATCTTGAATGCGCTGAGTCTTGGGTACGTTTTGGTTGTTTAACGCCTTATCTCTGCGCTTGTTTGCATCCTTTAGCCTTGTGTCTATATTCTTTAAGGCATCTCGTGCAGATTGATTTGCTTCTACGTTACCAATAGCTCCCCGATTGTTAAAGGATTGACCTATTCTAGCCGTTGCTTTTCTCCAACTTCGAGTAAATAGGTTTCGCTTTTCTTCAATCTCAATTTTACGAAGCAAACTAACTCTATCTAAGTTGCTGAATTGTGGATTCGTCTCTAAGTATTTATCAACCTTTTTAATTTGGCGTCCACCCTTTGCAAGGTGCATCTTTCCTAGCACCCCACTCACAGGAACGTTTTGCACTACAAAGGATGCGAACTGTTCATCAACAGGTAGCTCTCTAAACCCAAATGTTAAAAGCTGATCCCCTAACTCAGAAGGAACCAACTCGTTTTCAATTTGACCCAAGCCCTCTAGCGTTGGTGCGTAGTCTTGATCAAAAACATCCTGCCCGTACTTCTCAATAAATTTTTCTTTTATAAGTCGATTTAACTTTATACCGTACGTTGCGTCTACGCCGTATTCTCTTAGTGTTTGTCTGCCCTTTGCAAATACTGTAGCAACTTGGCCTTTTCTTTTTGCAAAGGCTTCACTGAAGGTTACGTCACCATCTTTAAAAAGGTCTAGTGGGCCTGACTCCAATACTGATGGTGCAACAAACCTAGCCAATACTTCCAAGTAGTCGTCTACGTTAGCAATAAATCTAGGAATCTCTCTAAGCTGCCGCCCTGTTTCGTTAAAGAACTCTCCTGTTTCAAAATGATCGATTAGTAAGTTACGAACTCTTTCATCAGGAATCTTACCCTCAAGAAACGAAAACAACCGTGTGCGGTTTTCTGCGTATCCTTTCATAGCTTGAGCTTCTTTTGGAGTGAGGTCCGATGGTAAATCCATCTTGAAACCTGTATCAGTCTGTACTGTTCCTGCAATGGGCTGAGATTTTGAAGGAACAATTCCCGCCATGTCAATCCTAGAGCGGATAGAATTTTGAGCGGCAGTGTCCCCACTCAAGGCTAAGTCTATCTGTGTTTGTGGAATTTCAAACCCACCCACCATACGACTAGAGCCTGTAATAACCTGCTCGTAAGTAGGAGTTTCTACAGTGGGTGTTTCAAGCATAGCCGCCGCTATTGGCTGCATAGCTGGTGAAAGATTTGCTTCTGGAGTTCTTTGTGGTTCAGCCATGTTTTAAAGCCCAACTTTCAGTGGTACAAATCTGCCGTTTAATACGGTATATTTTCCGGGCAGTTTATTTCCGGTTGATTTTTCTATCAACTCAAAGCCTACTCTGTTGTTCCCGCCCGGTATGATTGTAACAAGTTTAGGGTCTATTCCCTCTGCCTGTTGTGTTTCTGGTGGTTTACCCGTATCTGCTGTAGGCGAAGCAGCATCCTCGCCAGTAACAGCAGGAGCAGCCTCGCCAGTAGCAGCAGGAGCAGGAGCTTCATTGGCAACAGCGGGAGCAGCAGCAGCCCCACTAGTAACATCAGCAGGAGCAGCAGGAGCAGCGGTAATAGATTGACTTTTAGGAACAGCATTTATAACGTTGCCATCAACATCTACGTACACTGCACCGCCCTTGCCATCAGGGTTAGGTATAGCAGCCCCATTATCATCAGTGGCTATGAATGCTTGCCCACCGCTTTCAGAAACAAACTGAGTAGATATGTTAGCTGGATTAGGTGGGGAGTACGTTGTGGTTGCAGGTGTAATCTGACCCTCAAACTGTGAAAAGCTAGTAAACCCTGCTCTTTTAGCCAACCTATCTACTGCAATAATACCCTTAATAAGCTTCTTGGAACCCGCACTTGCTTTTCCACCAGCGTCACCTACTAACTCAATTATAGCCCCGTACCTAGCTTGCTTTGTTTCAAAGTCACGTATTGATTCTTGAATACGAGCTTTCATAGCCGCAATCGTGTCGGTGTTCTTGCCCAGCCTTTGGAGTTGAGCTTCAATGTCTTGGTTAGACAAACGACCAGAGGGGTCAGCAGCACGAGCCATTTGGAAAGCAAGAGAAATACGAATTGCTTCAAACCGTGCATACCTTGCTCCGGCTTCCTCAATAGACTCTCCCTCTCTTGCGTTGCTTCTTCCTCTTTGTCTTGCCGCTTCTACGCTGCCGTTTAAGTCCTGTATAAAGCCTTCAGTTACAAACTTAACTTTGTCGCCATTCTCATCAACTTCATTTGCATTAACAAGTCTGGCTCCTTCAGCATCAGAAACAATATTTGACTGAGGGATAAGGGTGCTAACATTAGTTCTATTTAACTGCGCGGTATCTCCCCCCACAAGGGCAGAGAATATAGCTCCTACACTTGCAAGCTTACCCTTGATATTGTCCACTGCAGCAGGTCCAGCAAAATTTGTTTCAACCATGTTCAACAAGCCGTAGAGTCCAGTCTCTCCACCCTCAACGCCAAGAACGTCTATGATTTCATTGTTAAATGTAACGAGCGTGTTGAAGTCACTTTCTTTAGCCAATTGTCCAAACAGTTCTCTGGAAGCAAACAGCTTATTTGTTATATTCTTATCCACCCGTTTTATACCATCAGCAGGGTTCCAGTTTGGCAACTCTTGGAATGCCCCCAGTACGTAGGCTACACCTACTGCACTTGACTTTCCATCATCGTTTGCTATCTTTTCAGTTACTGTTTTAAGAAGTTGTCTTGCGGTGCTTGTATCCATAGTAGAAATAGACATAGGAGTGTTAGGAAGTTTCATACCAGCATCTGAATACTCTTGTGCTATATCCCTAGCAGCATTAAACCAAGTCTGTCTGGTGTTTATGTCTACACCTCCGGTTAAATTAGTGTAGCCAGCCCACGCTGCAGGTAGGTTGTCACTACTCGCTCCTAAAACCTTACCCATCGTGGTATAGCCCTGTCCAAATTCATCCATGTTACCCATAGTTATCATTTGACCCGGATCAACATCGTCAACGAGAGTTGGTTGTCCCATTTCACCAGTGGCTATAATATTTAAAACACTATAATCCGGGTTCTTAGTTCTAACTTTCATTATTTCATTAAAGTTTTTCATACCAGAAAATATAGATGTGTCTAGTGCTACGTTGGCTCCTTGCGCTCTTTTTACATTAAAATCGTTAAAGATAAGACCACCATGTGCCTTATACAAACCTTCAATTTCAAAAAGAAGACTGTCGGGAGCAGACGCAAGTTTCATCATAGATTTTTTGCTACCTAACAGACGGCTATTTAATTCTGTAATAGCAGCGTAACTATCTCCTGAGGCTCCAAACTTACGAACATCAACCCCCATCCCAAACTTAAAATCACCTGATCCAACCACAGATTCATAGTCACCTATACTGTTGATGGTACCCTGCAATTTGGCAAAGTCTATATCAATCCCGTCAGTCTTTCTACCAAACATGTCGATAGGCTTACGCTCTTTAAGTTGTTGACGAGCAGACTTGATAAGTGCAAAAGCACCTGATGTATCCTTCTTGGGATCAAGGCTGGCTGTAAAAGCAGCCGTTTCAAAGCCATCTATCTTAGCTTGTTCAGCTAACCGACTAGCTTCTTCCTTTTCTATATTCTTAGTAAAGCCCTTAACAAGACCTGTTGCAAATGCGGCACCAATACCCATCCTATTCAGCCTCTTCTTCTACGGGGTTCATGTTCATAAAGTTGTCTTCTTCAGGCTCTTCAGGAATGTAGCCCTTCCTGATCTGCTGGTTTATTTCTTCGCTTATGTAGCTAAACATACCGGGGTTGTTTTGTTTCATCATACGGAAGAAAGTATCGTCATCCATTTCGTCTCGTTCTAGTTCGTTATCATTTTCAAACAGACGGTAAGGAATGCCTTCTTCTTCTGCCATACCAGCTAGTGCCATTGTAAGTGGACCCTTTATAAGCAGCCCCACATCAGGACTAAAACGACCCTCTGAAAATCCTTGAAAGACATATCCTTCAACAAGAACCTCAATAGACGCACCTACAACAAGTAGCTTCATCAACTCTCGTTTGTTCTTCTTAGAACTAAGAGACTTAATAGCCTTCTTCAAAACAACTTCAGGATCAGCGTCTACAGCGGGGCTACCCCACGGATAGTTTTGATTGTCCTGAGTTAAACTGTATCCGGGAGGGGCTTTTGAAAAGGGGTCTTTTGCTTCGACGCTACCTCTTGGGGCTTCATTCTGATCTATCCTCATGTGATACCTACCTCACCCTTCAACACACCCTTTGAAAGGACTTGTGTTTTACGCCCTGAAACAACAGTTGGTTGTACGTCAACTCCGGCTGCTGCCCGTAAATTTGAAACGTGGGGATTATTAGAGTTCATAAGTGTTTCCCAGTATCTAGCTACTTCTGGTGCTTGGTATAATTGTTGCTGAAGGGGTGGCATGTCTATATCAGCCATTGGTGTGCCGCGAGTTAGTTGGCTAATAGAACGAGGACGAACATCAGGAGCTTGTGAGAATGCTTTCGCTCTACTTCCATCTGCATTCTTTTGGGACTCTAAAAACATACTGGCACCCTTTTGTAAGAATCCCAGCGCACTTACACTTCTTCCTGCCCCCTCATTGTATTCAGGATGTCCCGGTCCCGGTCCTTTACCCCCGCCAAACAAACTACTACCTACCTGAAATAGTGTAAGCAGTGTACCTGCCGTACTAAAAATACTCATTTAATTTTTCCTTAACTATTTGCAATCCATGCTGCAATCCAGTTACCTACCCCTGCAGCAAGGTTATCTTTTTGCTGTTGACTGTAAATCTTTTGACTGTTAGCAAATTCCATAGCCATAATACCAACTTCATGCTGCCTCTGAATTGCAGATTCAGACTTATTAAAGTTCCAAGCAGCATTGTCACGGTACTGTTGCCACAAATTGTTCATTGCATTTTGAGTTGCGTTAAAAGTGTTTTGAACGTTCTGTCGGTTAGCTTCGTTTGTGGCTGCAGTGTTTGCTGTGTTGACTTGTCTACGCCATTGTGTGTTTGATTGATCAACGGCAAATTTCATGTTGGCATTGAATTTGTTACGAGCATCACTTATAGTTGAGTTAAACTGGTTTGTTGCGTTTGTCTCTCCTGCATTGAACTGGTTCATGGCTGCAGTACGATTAGCATTTGCTGTTTCAACTTGAGAACCAAGTTCGGAAAAGAACTGTTCAACTTGTGCTTCATTCTTTGCGTTAAATTGTTGACGGGCATTATCTTCTGCAGCATCCTTAAACAAACCCTGTGTCAAGGCGTTGTAGCTAAGAGTGTTTGCTTGTTGCCGCGCATCAAGGTTTTTTGTTTCAATAGCCAGAAGAGACTGTGCGTTAGTTACAGCAGAAGTAAGTCTCGCACTTAAATTTGCTTTGTCCATTGCGGCAAAGGTTGCAGCGTTAGATAGTGCCATTTGCTGTTCGTTGTTTAAGTTTGCAAGTTGAATGTTTGCATACTTCTTTGCATCATCAGCAGCAATGACTACGCCAGATTCCATGACTGCTTGTGTCATAGCAGCAGCAGCCATGCTAGAACCACCCAAACCTCTAGCTTGCATAATGCCGCTTATCTTACGAACAGCCGGAGCAGCCCACGAAGGAAGAGGCTGACCCTGTTGGATGCCAGCCAGTAACTGCGACATTTGATATTGGGTTGTTGCCTGTTGGTCAAGCTGCTGGGTAGCAGCGGTTCCAATTGCACCTGCAGACGGACCTGACTGAACCCCTGTCATATCAACCTGTACGGGTTGAGTGATTTGAGAGCCAGTCATCGTCCCTATATTAGGGCTAACGTCAGTAGTCGCTGCGACAGTTCCTGTAGCTGTTCCTTGAGCAGGAAGAGGTGCTATTGTTCCTGTAGTACTTGCTAACGATGGGGTAACAACAGTGGGGGCAGCTATTTGAGTTCCTGATTGAATTTCATTTGTACTAACTGTTTGTGCTGTCGGTGTTGCTGCCGGAATACCCGCACCCGCTAAAGCACCAACTTCGGCCTGTAGTTCTTTATCTGTGGTTATTGTTGCCATAGATTAGTCTTTCTGTAAAACACGGTCTAGCTTATCTTCAACACGGTGTAGTGCTTCCATCACACGGCTCATGTCTTCACGAACCTCACTACGAGTGACGTACTCCTCACGAGTACGGTTGAGTAGTATCTCTATGCGCTTCTGTTCCTTTGTCATGCCGGAAAGAAACCACGCTCCACCCATTACAACTATACCGATTAGGGTGTCTATTATGTGTACTAAATCCATCAGTCAGCATCTGCAACGGTTAGAGTGCCAGCCGCTACTTGCTTTTGAATTTCTGCAAAATGAGTGTTGGCTGGGTCAAGTGGAATAGTGTAAGTTGTGCCATCGACTGTAGCCACAATAGCAGTATTTACAGAACTGTCTCTGTCACTTGTTTGATATTTTGCATTTTCTATTTTCATTTATAACTCCGCAGATGCTGTAAAATCAGTAACTTCAGCATATTCAGAACTGCCCAAGCCATTTACAAAAGGACTATACCCCCAAGTGCTAATATGCTGGTTGCCTCTAGATGTTCCCGCATCGGCAGCTTCAAAAACCGTTGTAACAGAAGGCTGTGCCCTCATAGTCACTGGAAAAGAAATATTTGCCCTTGCATATCCACTTCCAAGATTATTCATAAAGCACCAAGCAAGCCCACCAGAACTAATATCATTGCCTTGCGTATAATACCTCTGACACTTAGCTAACGTAGTTCCTATGTCCTCATGCTCAAACGGCGTGGCCTGTTCGCCGATTTCAAGCTGTACGCCCGTCACTGCCCAATCATTTGCAGTGCTGTCAAAAAAGTTTACGTTATGCCCATACAAAAACCCTGCATTTGAATAGTTACTCCAAGAGGTGCTATCTGAACTTGTAAAATCAGAACCCGCTGCTAAAACCCAGTACACATAAATTCCGGGACCATTATCATCAGCAATGCCGCCACCAGCCGTATCGCCAGCAAAAGTGATTGTTTTAAACTCCCATGTGTCAGCAGAACTAATCGTATAAGTAGCCGTAATCTGTCTACCTGTGTTATCTGGCTTATATAAGTTTAGTCCCCACGTTCCTGTTTTATTAGATTTAACATAAAAACTTAACGTCAATGATTTTGCGGCAGAACTTCCATTGCTAATTTGTTGCAAATTTTGCGCTTCTATAGGTTGATAAAAAGTGGAGTATTCATCTGCTGCCAAAGCACTTTCAGCGGTTGTACAGTCTATTCTCCAAGACTTAGAAAACCCTGTTGGAGCCACAGAAGATTGGACGTATGTGAAAGCAGCATTATCCATATTTGCTACAGTAAGTGAGAAACGGTCTACTGTATTATATCCAGTGGAAGCCGTTGCACTCGTACCCCGCTGCGCTACGTTCATCGCACCATTGACGACAAGATTTCTATTTTCTTGCGCCTGACCTGAACCAATCAGTGCGGCTAATTCTGCTGCTTTACTCATCTATCTATCTCCGATTAGCCAATTAGTGCGCCTGAAAATACACTTTCAGTCGCGATATCAGTTTGTGACGTGCCTACTGACTGAACAACTTGCACTTTTGCGGTATCACTAGCATCCATATCAGCTATATGACTTATAGACATCACCCAATAATTTGGGTCTTGACCAAAGTCAGGGTCAAAAATAAATTGGTAGTTTCTATTGCTTGTTACTATAGTACACAAATAATAATTTGCTGCTGAATCCACCAATCCAAGTCGTATAGAAGTAGACAAAAAATACTTACCAGCCACAGGGGCTGTGAATGTATTAGATGCAAAGTTTGCGCCTACATCAAACACTTCTGTACCAAAAACTATATCTACATTTGAATTTATAGCGATATTATCTTGTGTGCTTGCGGGTCTGGCTTGAAACGATGGTTGCAGGGACTTTGTGACATGGCCTGAACTGTCGATACGCATAGTCTCGTCTGTTGCAGACCCATCATTCTTCTTAAAAATGATTTCGCCATCCGCTGAACCATCTCTAACGTTAATAATAAGCGCACCGCTAGTCGCTTGAAGGGTGGCAATATCGTTTGTACCTGACGAGTCGGTCATAGTGATTGTTGGGTCATCACTGGTCATAACCACATTATTTGTAACAGAGAGCGAACCAGTAACAGCAAGCGTACTTGCCATAGACACTGCACCAGCAAACGAGCCACCATCCTTTGCGCTAACTGTGTCGGCTATTGCAAAGGTATCGTAGGTAATCATCTCTACTACGTCATCAGTCGAAGCTCCTGTAACAAGAACAACGCTGGTTCCGGTTGTAGAAGCATAGTCAGTGACAGGCTTGAGAAGCACCCCGTTTTGATAAACGTCTAGGTACGATGGGTCATCGTAAACCAGAGATATACCCGCACTGTCGTTACCGCTAAAGCTTGTTTGCCCTGCAGTGGCAGCGTAGATGTATCTCTGACGTACTCCGTTTCCGGGGGATTTACCTATGTATGGCATATTAACTTCCTATCCGATTGCAGATGCGTCATCCCGTGCTTTACGATTCTTGTAGTCACTACGAGCAAGAATAAGCGCAACAAAGTCTGCCTGATTACTTGGGATGCTGTCAGTAAAGCTATCATCGTTCATCAGTTTAGTTGTCCACTCCTGCTGCATACGCTTCCAGCAGTTGTTGATTTTGCCGTCCACCGCTGCCTGTATCCAAGCATCTAAGCCAGAATTGTCGCTGGCGGTGTACAAATCGTTGCTCAAGATTTGCTGTTGTAGGTCAGTCAGTACGACTGCTTTAGTGTGATTTGCCATTTTGTGTCTCCTTTATGACAGGGGTATTTCACCCGATTAACAAATTAATGCACCATTAAATTGGCACCAAGATATTGTATGAACTACATCTGTTTGTTGCGTACCATCTGCTTGATTTATTTTTATCTGTGCCGTGTCATTAGCATCCATGTCAGCAAGCGCACTATTAACAAACGACCAAAAACCAGCGTCTTGACCAAAGTCAGGGTCATAAATTATGCTATACGACCTGTTAGAAGTCACGATATGTAGTACATAGTAACTAGTCGCAGAGTCCAAAGCAGCAACACGGATGGCTGTGTTTATCTGGTACTTTCCAGTAACAGGTGCAGTAAAAGTGTTGCTGGCAAAGTTTGCGCCTACGTCAAACACCTCTGTGTCAAACGTTATAAGTACGTCTGAACCAACAGCAATATTACTTTGCGTTGCACTTTTAGTAACAGAAAAACATGGTTGCGCTGCTTTTGTCACTTCGCCATCAGCCGAAATGGTTACGTTGCTAATACCGGAGCCTTGTATTTTGGTTAGTGCCATCTATCTATCTCCGATTAGCCAAGTAAAATTCCTTGTATGTAAGTCAGTGCTGAGTTGCTTACTATTGTTGCGTGGTTGTTAGTTCCAGAGTATTGTTGATACTGTAAGTAAGCCTCATCGTTAGCATCCATATCTACAATCGCGATATTATTTGGAGCAGAATATGCTTCATCTGAGGTAATGTCTACAATTTGGTCATAGGTTCTATTACTGGTGTATATTCTGTAATAGTAATAAGTTGCTCCCGCATCAGAACTATCTAATCTAAAACCCCATTTAATTAAATATCTACCCGTGACAGGAGCAGTAAATTTGTAAGTGCTTAAATTAAAATTCGACCCTACATCATATAATTCAGCATTAGCAGCAAATGTGCTTAAGCTAGTTGAATTACTTACTGCGATATTTCCATTAGGGTAAGCGTGGAACGCTGGCTGATTAGGTGTAGTGACATGGCCTGAACTGTCGATGGTCATTGGAATGGTAAACGAATGTGTTGCATCAGCCGAGCCAGCAGAAGCAGCAGAAGTAAACCATTTATGCGCTCCATTCGTTACATCTTGATAATAAGCCAAACCGTAACCAGTAGAAATACTTGTCCCCGTGTCAGAAGAATTGTAGTACGTATTGCTGGCTAAGTAGGTGTCTTTTGTTCTCTGGAATACTGTACCACTACCTACATTCAAACTTGACGTAACATTTGCATGCATAGTTTTTGGTGTAAAATCAATGCCCACTCTTTCTGACGAATCAATAGTAATAGCTGTAGCATCTGCATTGTCGTCTATACCCGGAGATGTAAAGGCACCCGTAAAAGTACCCGTAGTCGCTGTCAGTGCAGACGTAGCTGGGTGTGCGACTGTAGCGTGAGTACGGGCTAGGTAATTTACAAAGATGTTGTTGCCAGAGTTACTAGACGGGGCAGCAGTAAAGGTCAGTGTCGTGCCGCTTGATACGGCATACGCTGCTACGTCCTGTACAACACCATCCACACTCACCAAGATGTCTTGGTCAGAGGTTACAGGGAAGGACAGGGTAAACGCGGTAGTGCTACCGTCACCGCTAAACTGGTCAACGGCAGGTTGACTTACAAACCTGTCAGCAGCCTCATTACCTAGATACGGCATTAGGTTATCTCCATTATACTCAATGTACCTGAAAGTTTATCTGCGACACTACAGTCAATCGTAATCTGGTCTGTAGTCTCTAGGACAACCTTGTTTCCTGCCATCAATTCCAAACTACCGCCAACAGGAATAGGCGCATCTTTTACAATTACGCTTGTGCCGTTAGCTGTGTTGTTTGTTACTGCACGGTTGGCTGTATCACTAACCAAGTTAACTGTTGCAGTTACTTGAGAAGTGTGTATGTTACTGAGAATCAAGCCTAGAACAACTGTAGTTGTACTACTGGCGGCAGTGTACATCACATAGGGTGTCCCGCTTGCGTTTGGTTCGGCTGCAAAGTTTACAACCTTAAATGTATTAGCCATTTGTCATCTCTCTCTGGATATAGTATACGTTAATTATCGCGGTTTGTCAACCCTATCAGCCCAACGCAATTGCTAAAGCTGTGGCCTCGTTAGCTGCATCTGTGGCTGATGTTGCCCCAATGTCAGAAAGCACTTCTGATGCAGAGCGTCCCTCTATAGAAGTACCGTCGATACGAAGGAAGTCGTTGTCGGCTGCACCGCTGGTAAACACGGCTAGGTTGCCGTTGGATATGCCCGTAGATAATGTTGCTACGGTGGTGATTGCTGTGCCGTTCAGGGTCATTGCATCAGCTTCGAGGGTGCCGTCAATATCAGCATCCCCAGATATATCTAGTGAACCAGCGTCTAACTCACCAGTTAGAGTTATGTTTCTAAAGCTGGCTACATCCTTGTTGGCATCTGCAGTTACGACTTTGCTTGCAACCACTACTCCTACAGCGGCACCTGTGTCCGTGTAGTTTAGTTCTGTTGCAGTAGCGTCAACAGCAGCTAACTTAGTTAGGTCAGCCTGTACTAATCCAGACACACCATCAAGTAGGTTTAATTCAGCGGCAGTAGATGTTACGGCGGTTGAACCAAGTATCAAGTCCCCGTCTGGTACAGTAACGTCACCTGTGAAGGTAGCCCCGGCTGTTCCGACAAGAGTCTGGTCGCCACCAGCAGGTAGCGTAAGAGTGTTTGTTACACCTGCAGAGTGAGGTTGGGCAATAACTTTTTGACCGTGCGAGTTTGACTCACAGTTAAATACGATAGCACCGGAGTTGGTGTTGCCTCGTACTACGACTGTGCCTGTGCCGTTAGGAGCCAAGTCGATTGTGGCGTTGGATGTCGTAACGATATCCGCACCGTTCATGTCGAGGTTGCCGCCTAATTGCGGAGTCGTGTCCTCTACTATGTTAGATAGAGCAACACCACCAACAGCCAAACCTGATACTATTGTGCTGCGTGTTATTTTCTTTAAGCCACCACCTGAAGTATCTACTGCCAAGAACACATCGTCATTTGCTACGGTTGATATTTCAGAAAGACTACCTGCCGCAACTGAATTAAAATTAGTTCCGTCTGCAATGAGTAGGTTACCAGCAGTGTTGGTAGCCATAGTGATGTCGTCACCAGATACAGTTAGGTCACCGGATACAGTTAAGTTACCAGCTACGGTCGCGTTTTGACTAGCATCAATTGTAAGAGCAGATGTACCGCCTGTGGCGATAGTTATAACGTCTGACCCGGAGAATGTTATGCTGGTGTTTGTATCTGCATCCCCAGCAATACTATCAAGCTGTATGCTGCCTACGTTTGTTATGTTGTTGTCGTTAAACGACGTAGCACCCAGCGACACTGTTCCTGTGGCAGTGAGGTTGTTGGAACCTGCACTCAAGTTACCACCGGATGTAAGGGTACCGGATACATCTACGTTACCGTTTATGTCAACTGTAGTCGCGGCAATCTGAATTTCTGTGTCGGCTATGAGGTCAAGCTGCCCGTCTGCGCTTGAGTGGATATATATAGCGGTGTCGCGGAACTGTATCTTTTCAGTTGTGGCAATAAGGATGTCGTCAGAGAACTCAAAGTAATCCTCATCTTCCATCCACTTTAGTACGCCATCATTTGTTTCACCATCGAAGGTGATTGTAATGTCTGTACCTGCAGTACCTGCCCCGAATGTCAGACTGTTGCTTGCTAACTTGGTAATAGGGCCACCTTCAGCGGCTGTACCGTCGTGAGTGTGTCCCGTACTTGCAGCAAATGCAGCTAGTAACTGATTAAATTCGTCATTGGTATGTGCGGCGGTGATTGTATCCCCGTCGGTATACGAAGACTGTCTAGTGTATGTAGCACCCATCTATCTTCTCGCTCCAAGTTGGTATTCTAGCTGAAATCCCTTTAGTGAATATGGGGCAGATGTACCCCCGTCGTTTACTCGCAAAGCCACTGCAAACCCTGAACCTTCTACTGGTTGCCTAATCAAAGGTGATGACTGTCCACCATAAGTAGGAGTTCCGTAAGTGGATGAACCGTACAGAGCAACAACCTGTGAAGAATCTAAAGGGTAGGCTGCTGGTCTTGCAGAGGTTGGGGCTTCATAGTCGTAGCGAACAAACAAGTCAGCATCGATAGCAGCTTCTGGTTTGTAGTTTAAAATCACACGTTCCATGTGTTTGCGGATACCCGCATCGTTGAACGTCATATCAGGGCTTCGGTATTTTCCTAAGATTGTAGCCCCGTCAAAATCATTACCCTGTTCCTGCCTGTAGATGTAACCGTTTGCGTAAGCCCCGTGTAAAACAATTACGTTTCCTGAAGAAACAAACGTGTCGGTAGCACTAGGTCGTATTCCTCGTAGTTCGGCAAACTCAAATGCTTGCCCCTTCATAACACAAGTCACACCCTTTGTGGCGTTTTCGTCAGTTGTACTCTTGGTAAAGAAAATGCGATACTGTGTTTTGTTGGGTATGACGATGCTTTCAAACTCATCTGCAGAAGACAGGTTTTCGTCGAACAGGGACTGCACGTTAGCACTGATTGTACCAAGTTCAACGTCACCAATCCTAGCAGTACCAGCAACGGTACGAAGACCATCAGGCCCAAGAAAGATTAAGTCACCTGCAAATTCTTGGATGGTAAAACCGTTAATGCAGCCAATCTTACGAGTAACAGGAACTACTGTAAAGTCACTAAGGGAACTGCCAGACATCTTGAATATTCTATTCTGACAGAATATGAACAAGTCACCCCGGAAACTTTTTAGTCCGGTGATAGTATCGTCAACCTTGATGCTTCCCGCACCATCAGATGCGTTAAATCCGTCTTCATCAAAGGGTTCACTAAAGACTACTTCTTGAGGAGTGGACGACATGCCAGCGTAGAACATGTGGTTCTTAAATGCTACGACATGCTTTGCCCCTGCTACTGAACTGTCACTAACATCTGTGGCACTGAATGAGGTGTTGAATATGGTAGGGGCGTTAGTCTGGTCTACAACAATAATCTTGTCGTTACCGTCAAAGTTGTATCGTTCAAACTTGTACTTACCTGCGTTGGTTCGTCCACTGTCAATGCTTGTCCAACTACCACCGCCGGGAGTTGCTTGAAAGATACTGGTGCCTCTAGCTGCCATTACCTTGCCACCAAAGGTAGCTACCATAAGTATTTTTTCAGAGCTACTGGATGTGTGGGGAACAACTACCGATACGTATTTAGAAAACCCGTTTATTCTTCTGTACCCACCCCCAATGTCAGGCTCGAAGTTTTCTAGTTCGAGGGCTTCTCCGGGTTGCATCATAAAAGTAGAGCGGTTGAGTATCAAACCACCCTGACAGTTAAATGCTATGGGTTGCATTCCACTTAGGTCTGCCATTCTATACGGCTCTCATGTAATCTTTTCGGTTGAGTAGTTCTACCTTCATACGCTTCAGGCCATCCTCGTATTCCTTTAGGGAAAACTGTGCGGTTTGAACATCTGAACGAAACATATGAGTATAGTATTTTGCACGGGCAATAA